TCAACAAGTTTCTTTGGATCTTCAATTACGTTTGTGTAATAGTAAACCTTTTCTTCAAGTATTTCTCTGTCCATTTTATATCTCCTTAGTATTTATGCTTTTCATACCAGCCTGTGACTTTTATGAATCCTACTGTAACGTACCTAATGGGGCCTTCTCCAACATGCCTGACTCCATGCTCATATTCTTCATTTCCTGGAAATATAAGCAATGTTCCTGGCTTTGGCTTTAAGTCTGAGTTTTCTTTATTCTTAAAGAATAGAGTTCCATCCTTGTAGTCATCGTTAATATATAGTATAGCAGCATATTTAATTGATGGGTCTGTATGCTGATCAGTGTGAGCCTTTAACTCTACGCCTGGCTGCATTCTTTGAATAGTTCCAAACCCTGCAAGTTCTAAAGAGGGATCTGATAGTTTTATCAAATCTCCAAGCCTTATCTGAAGAACTCTGCTTATGGGTTTTCTTGTGACATCTAAATTTTTATCTTCCCAACCAAGAGTTATTTCAAATTTTCCTTCTGCTACCAAGTTCTCTACATCGTCTCTTCCAAACTTTTCCATACAAAACCTAGCGAGGTTTCTTGTGTATTCTATAGACCAGTCTTCGTTAGGGGTTGTCTTAATTATTTCCAATATATCATTTAGTTCATCTTCTTTTAAAAAGTCTGTGACAAACAAAACATTATCATGAAAGACTTCAGTGCTGTACCCTGCTTCATCAAATTCTTTTTTTAGAAAAACATCCACTTACATATCCTCCACTTTGTACTTATTTCCATCGGCATCTAACTTCCATCCTTCTTTTAGAAGTTCTTGCCACTCTGCTCTTTCAATTTCTTGCTTTGCTCTGGTCTCTTTCATTTCTGCAGCCCAAGCATCTCTTAGTTCTTGTGGGTAATCTGACTCTTCTCGATCATCCCAAAAAGATCCTATGGTGTATCTTACTCCACTTGTAATAAGGGATACTTCATGCATGTTGTTAAATCCCCCGTCAAATACAGCAAGCATTCCAACCTTTGGCTGTATCTCTAAGTCTTGATCTGGGAATCTCAAAAGACCACCTTCAAAGTCATCATTTAAATATAAGAAACCTGCATACCTACTTCTAGTAAACGCCCCAGAGTTCCCCTTTTCGTCAGTGTTGTCAGAGTGGATTCTTGCATATGCCCCAGGTTCCCACTTCTGTGTGTGATATCCAATTTTAGAAATTATTTTTGGATCAAGGTCATGTACTGAAGCAATTGCTTCTGGCATCATGTTTTCAATATCTGAAAAAATTGTTGGAACCAGTCCAGCGTCAAGAACTTCTTGATCGTTATCTTGTGGAAGAACAGAAGAATAAGATTCATAAAATGAAATAGGCATCCAAGAAATCTTTCCATTTTCTGCCTGTGCATCAAGGGCCTTTACTATCTTCTCGCACTCTTCTCTTGTCAGAAACTCCTCATAAACAACAATATCTTTTGTTAGTCTGTTTTTATTTTGTAGGTTCATTTTATTCTTTTCTCCTTATCGGCATTCATCTTGTTAGGATGTGAATCTCTAAACTTTTGCATAATGTCTGGCTGCATTTCTTTCCAAACATCTTTTCCAAACTCAGCCTCTTTTTCAAACCATTTATCATCACCAATTTCATACTTCATCCAATACATTCTGCAAATATATTTTTTTTCTTTAGTTACAGGCATTACCCCATGTAAGTATACCTGACCTTCTTTAGTTAAAATATCTGGGTGGCCAGACGGGAAGATTAGGTGATCTCCTGCTTCTGGCTTATACATGTAGGCTTCTCCATCAACTATAAAATCGATCTCTCCGCCCTCGTAATCATCATTGAAATATGTTAGTGATGTAATCGCAAACTTGTATCCTGGACTAGTAATTGGCTCTCTAATATAATCAGAGTGATAGGTCATTGCTAAAGGCTCATCCAAATCTGTTCTATATCTTGCTATTGCTGGTCCGTTAGTTGTCCACTGATTAAATGACTCCCCTTCACGGTTTATTAAAATCTTGTCTTTGTCAAACTCAACATTGTTTCTTGATATGTAGTCTTGAGTTGCTAAATGAAAGTTTTCAAAAACCTCTAAAATAGTATTTTTTTGCAACTCTTCTTTTTCATTTTTTGTTTCTATTTTTCTTATTTCTTCGATGCTCATTGTGTGTGGATAATCTTTAAACAGTGGATTCATATATTCTCCAAACTGAGACCACTGTGTCCAAGGACTAAAAAGAGCATCTTCATCCTCATCTTTTAATACAGCCATTGTTTTTTCAATGTCTTTAAAAAGATTTTTATATACAAAGATTTTTGGGTATAGTTCTATAGGCTCTAAGATTTTTTCTGTCATGGCTTTCTATCTCCAGTATGCTCTGTAATCTCCCAGAAGAATGGGCAAGTATATCTAATACCACTCTTAATCTCTGTTACTCCGTGGATATAATTCATATCCCCTGGGAAAAAATAAGCAGCACCCTTCTTTGGCTTAAACTGAACATCTTGATTTGGGAAGTATAGTTCTCCTCCTTCATAGTCTTCGTTTAAATAGAAAAGACTTGAAAGATCGTAGTTTGGAAAATCATTTGGAAGTCCTGCATCAGGACCTTCATGTAGTTCCTTGTCTGCATGTGGCTTTTGAAACTGCCCTGGAAGCCATCTGACGATGGTTGTGCCAGTAGGGATGACCTTTACCTTATAAAACTCCTCAACGATTGGCTTTAGCCTTTGAAACAGCCCTGCAATAATAGGAGCAATTGCTGGATCATTTTTATCTAAAGTTGGGCTAGTTGCAACCCTATCTTTCCAGTAATCTGAGTCATAGACGACTGTGCCGTTTTCGTTAACATGGCTTTGAGTTACATCCCAGATTGTCAAAGACTTTGCAGCCTTCTCTAAAAACTCTATTTCTTCTTGAGTCATAAAATTTTCTAACTCAACGATCATTTCTTTGCCGTTACCAAACCAGCCAGAAGGCGTCAGTGACGGCTTTCTAACTACAACAGAAGCATCCATTTTGTCCATAATTGAATTATATCATAGGGTTTTGCCCTACAACTCCCTCTCTATCTCTAGTTGTTTTAAGAATCTGTCTGCACTAAATCTCCAGTTGTCTTTTGCAAATGAAGTAACAATCTTAATACATAAGTCTTCATAATCTTCTTTATCTAACTTATCTTTAACCTTATGTAATGCCTCAACTGTATCAATATAGTTTTGCCTTACAAATGATGGATCTCCTGCATGATTTCTTTTTAAAACCTTTGTATTAATTTTTCCAGATGGCTCATACAGGGAAACTGTTAGGTAGTCTTTTGCAAACCCTGCGTCCTGATACATCTCGTAACCTTCTAAAGCCTGTGTTGGATTATCAAAGGATATTATAGATCTTACAGGAGATTCACCATCTCTTGATACAGTTATCATGTAGTGACTAACCTTGCCACTTTTTGAATTTTCTATATATTCTTCGACTATCTCTTTATGGCTTGGTTTTAGTTCACTCACGGTTTACCTTTACCAGTCTGATCATTTACAATAAGTTTTAGAGCCTTTGTTTCGTGAAAGCCCAAAGACTCTTGCTTTTCATTAACAGCATTTCTATACCAGTCTGTCCACTCACCTGAAGAATTTAATACCTGTGCTGCTTGGCCATAAGAGATATTTGCGTTTATTCTTTTATTCTCTACATCCTTATAATCAACAATAGTGATGACAGTATTGTTTAATTGTGTTAGAGATATTGGAATCAGCGTTGCTAATGGTGTGCCAGACTTAATAACTATTTTTTCTCCTGCTTTTTTTGCCTTTATTGCCAATGGTAATGGATTGTCATAAAAAGAAGTGCTTATCAAATTAGACATAGTCTCAAAGTCTTCGCTAAAATAGTTTACTGGATTAATAGTCAAGAGACTTACTTCTTGATCTGTTTTAAAAATTAACCCAGTATTTAAACTTATAGAGGATTGCCCTCTTCCGCCATACGATCCTTCTGGTGCTTTTATTATTTCAATATGGTCTTGAGTTTGATCGTTTATTCCATCCCAAATAAACTCAATATCATCTTTACAAGAAAGACTATAGCCAACAACATTTGCTTGTGTTACTGGAAAGCACCTGTATGCATGATTTTCGGAAGTTTCGTCCATCCATCTTCTCTTAATTGACATTGGAGATATCTCAAAAGATGAATCTGGAGTTTTTTCAGCCGATATGTCAAACATTAGTCTGCCTCTGCGCTATACATTTCTGGGGTGTGAAACTTTTTACTGTAGTCTAACATTGTTACAATAGAATATTTTGTTCCAGATGTAACTGGCATTGCTTGATGAGGATACATGAAATTTGATGGGAAAACAAACAAGTCTCCCGCTTCAGGCTTAACCTTTAAATTTTGAAGTCTAAAGAATAACTCTCCGCCTTCATAATCATCGTTAACATATGAAACCAAAGACACTGTACAGTTATAAGAAAACCCGTGGTCATGATGCTCCATAAAGTGCTGACCTGGGCCATACTTAATAAAGTTAAATGCTTCCCAATATTTTAAATTATTAATGTTGTACATTTTGCAATAATCGTCTACTGCTGGAGACTTTACGTCATACAAGTCTTGCCAAAGAGATTGAAGATTTAAACCTACTGGACTTTTGTCGTGTTCTATGTCAGTTTTCTTAAACTTAAAATCATTACAATCTCTGTATTCTGGCATAAGTTGTTTGTATCCAACATATGCTGGTTGCCAACTATATCCCGTCATGTCACCTTCTGGCTTTAGATTAGACTCGATTCTACTAATAACGTCAATCTCTTTTTTAATTACTCCCTTGTAACAGATTATTCCATTTCCAAGATCTTGTTTGTCTGTCCATGTTTGCATTTGTATCTCCTATTTATACTCTCTGCGTGACCAAATTTTTTTAATATATACTCCACCGTCAGGTTGACGATAGAACTTTGCGTTATCTACCATTTTACCATATATAGAAGACTGGTCTAAAATTTCTATATTATGTTCCCAATTCTCCCTTTTAAAAGGAAGCACCTGAAGGTATGGTGTTCCTGCTGGGATTGTCCCCTCCCAGCCATCGGCAATAAAAAATGGAAAACTACCAAGAAGATGTACTCTATCTGAGTCAACAATTCCAGTAGTATTT